AAGCCCGGTGTGATCGTGCAAGTTGCTATCAAACAGGCTGACCGGAATCAGTATATCCGAATCGGGCTTCCTGATGATGCTGTAGTCGATCTCTAGGAGCCTAGAATACCAGGGCTCCACTGGGCAGTGTTGCTGCAACCACTCCGGGGTCAACTCAGGGTTGTAGTAGTGGATCGGAAGATCTGCCCTCACAGTCTGACAGCAAAGAAGTGTCCCAGGTCATCAGCTGTCGGTTCCAGCCCCACACTGAATCCGTTGTTGTTTAAATACTCTTTAAGACCCTCAATGCTCTCAGTGGCGTGACCATGATACTCTCCCACAATAGCATCCACCCGGTTCAACTTTGTGCATTTGAGGAGCCCAGGATACTCCCCACCCTCGCAATCCATTTTCAGAATGTGGACATAACCAGCCAGGTCTATGATGTCATTCATCGAGATGGTTGGGGTTCCCTCCCCGTCCGGGCTAAGTATTACGCCACACCCTCCAGTGTTAGTGGGTTCCAGGCTTTCGATGGATTTTACAAGTAGACCAGAGGCAGCATGGACAGCCATGTTGTATGTCTGCACCTGGGTGCCGGCCACGTTCTCGCACAACACTCTGTAGTTATCCGCGTTGGGCTCAAACGAGTAGACTACAGTGGCTCCGTTATCAGCTGCCAACCTGGAGAAAGATCCTATGTGAGCTCCAACGTCTACAACGATTTTCCCAGAAAACCGGTTTACCCGATATTCGTTCATCCCGTTGACGAGGTTCCAAATTGCCTCGTCCCAAGTGTCAGATCTAAACGTCGTCATAGCGCATCTTAATCAGGGCGCTTCCGCTGATGTGACTGATGTATGCCATGCCATCAACCGAGTCCCTGTAGTTTCTGATAAAATCCTCAACAGCCATATGGACCTCCCCATTCCCGGGGAAATCGTCAACATGGATGTAATCGGGCTCGGTCCTGGCGCACAGAATCAGATCCTGATACGCATTCCGATAATCGTGCCCAGCATCCACGATAGCTAGGTCACCAGCTGCCACGCGATCAGTGACCCTGAGATCGCAAGTAACCAGGTTAAAACGATTGAACCCTCGAGCAGCAAAAAGCATCTTGCATCGCTCGGCAGGTTCCCATGGTTCCCCATTCTCATCGTAAGCAGTCCCAAAAGAATCGTAGCCAGTATACCTGGCCTGATAGTCCACCCCGGTCAGGTAAGCATCTGCACCGCTTCCTCCATGAGTCCCAAGCTCAACAATGTGCTCGGGCTTTAGCACGCTAGTGATCGCTTTGAAAACGCGATACTTGTGGGTGAATCTTTCCCGATCAGCGATGTAGTAGCTCTTGTCCCACTGGTTAAAAACCGAGAACTCCTCGTCAGGCGCCCAGGTATCGTTATCAGCTGTCTCCTGTATCAGTGCGACTATCTGTTCAATATCCATTGCTTTTGCTAAAGTATTTCTCGATCACTCTCACGTAACCATCGACCATCCTGGCATAGGTGTACCTCCTAGCATGAGCCGATGCCGCTTTGCTTTTTCTGACCAACTCATCCCGATTGTTGTGAATGTGCCGCATCAGCTGAGCAGCATGATCGACATCCGGATCGGCCCAGACTCCCTGGCCCTCATAGTAGTGGGTAGCTGGCACCAGGTCGTAATCTACTGGGTAGCTGATCTCCGGGGTCATGTGCTCGGAGAACCCGAAAAACGGAGGCAAGATACTGGGCCTGCCGACAGCAGCTGCTTCATGCGGCATCAACCCCCATCCCTCGCCCTTTGACATGCACAAATAAACATCGAGGGACGCATACCAGTCCCGCAGCTTGTCTTTGGGCCACTCACCCTGGTCAACGATAATTCGACCATCCGTAAACCCTGGTAGCGGATCTTTGGGGTATGCTTTGCAGTGCAACTCAACTTTCTCTTTGCCAGTGGGGAAAGCTTTAACAAAAGCCTCCACGCACTCATCAAAGCCCTTTCGCGGCCACCCATGCCGAGTGATACCGGAAGTCCCAAAAACCGTGTATGGGCGATTCTCAAACTCCTGGTAAGTGAATGTCTCAGTGTCGATTCCAAACTCAACTTTGTGCATGGGCACATTCACACCCTGGCCCGACAAGCTCAGAATGTTCGCCATGGTCGGAATGATTAGAGCTCGGCACCGGTTGAGGTTCCCGATCCAGTTCTGAGGGATCCGGGTAGTCTCCCACATAGTACTGTAAATGGTCCGCTGAGGGTCGTCAGGGAATTGCTTGGGAGGGTGGATAATTAACGTAGGAGCATCGAACTGAGGTTGCCTAGCCAGCAGCCGGTCGTATTTTTTGGGGATGACTCGAGTCCAAGCGTCCTGGTTGTATGGCACCAGGCAGAGTTCCCAGTTTCTAGCCAATAGCCCATCCACGATTATCCGGGTGTGGAAATCGTAGCTGCTGTTATCCCCTATCTGGGCTCGAATGATCAGCTTCATCCTGTCAGGGTCGGGCTCTTTAGTTGCGTTTCGGAAATGTCCAATCCAGCTCGCCATCATCGTCCTCCTGCTGATCGAAATGCTCGAGTAGCTGGTCAGCTGCATCCATTAATGCATCTACCACCTCAACCAGCTGCGTCACCAGGTAGGACTCCGCGTCGGTGCCATCTGAAGATTTCGTTGCCCTGGTCAGCACCATCTCTCCGTCGGGCTTCTGCTCGCATTTCACCACTAGAGTCACCATGACTCCAATTCACGGTGACCAGCTGGTAATAGCAACCAGCAGATTACCGTTTCTCATCCGTGGCGTTGTGGCGGCTATTTCAATTGTTTGATGGAATGTTAATCTTGCCCATACGACCAGCGCCATACCTCTTCGGAGCTTAAGATTTCTCCACCCACTACTGATCTATAGACCAGCAGATCATCAAAAAATCTGCCGTCCATAAATTCCGAAGCTGCCGACTTTGCCTCTTCGAGAGACTCGTATACCACGATAATGTCGTGACCGAATTCTCCGGTGCATCGTTTCCCCGGTTCCTCGTCCAGTGCAAATAATATGTAAACGTCTTTCATAGCAATGCCTCTGCTTTAAGTTTTTTCATGAATTTTTCGCGCCAAAAATCACCGTATTCACTGCTGATGCGACGATGTAATTTTTCATTCAAATAATCATACAAGTTAATTATCTCCTCAGTCGTACAACCTAACCATTCCGTGGCGACAACTTGCGGTTGCTCCATCAGAGCCTGCCACGCAACCTCTTCGGCTAAGTCTTGTTGATCAGTGTATTTTTGTTCTGTCATATCTTTCTCGTTCTTACTCACCGGAGCACCTCCAGCTTCACCTCGATCAGTCCGAGGTCAGGATCCGCCAGCTTCCGAAATGCTCCCCAGCTGAGATCCAGCTCCCTCCCAGAAACGAACGGACCTCGGTCATTCACAGTTACCACTACCGACCGGGAACCTCGCTTCACCAGCAGCCTGGTCCCAAACGGCAAAGTCCGGTGAGCAGCTGTCATGGCATCAGGATCAAACAGCTCCCCACTGGCAGTAGGGCGACCTCGGTATCGCTCGCCATACCAGGAGGCCACTCCAGGGTGCTTATTGGCACAACCGGCAAGTAATAGGGTTAGAAACAAAATTCTCATACGCGAAGAAAACAGGGGGGTGGGGGTGTTCGATAGTCATTAGGCTGCTGGGGGCTCCTACCCCCCTACCACCACCCCTACTGCCTGGATCTGACTGCTGCCTGGGTACAGTTTCACTCGGCATCCTCGCTATCAACAGGTTGCGCTTCTATAGCAACAGACTGCTGATCTGTTGCGTCTACTATCTGCCTGGTTTCATGCAGCTTCTGAAGTAGTTGAGACGGACCGTGCGTATGAGCAATGGATCCGCTTTGTTCCACCCTCTTCGTAGGTGCATAATCCTCAGGATGCACGCGCTCAAGTAGATCCAACGCCAGCCGCGGCTGTTTACTCATCCCCGCATAAACGAAGTTCATCAACATCAGCTTGTTAATGGATTTGGCTTTTTCCATTGCCTCATCGAAGTCCGGATGGGCTGATTTCCACCGGCTGATGGTCTCTGGTTTGACGTGAATCAGGCTTCCTGCTGCGTTCTGTTTCATGCCCAGAGCAATAGCAGTGAGGAACACCCTGATGTTATCCCGACTGTATCTGTCCTGCCCTCTCAGTGCTTTGGAGCTCGCCTGGATTGCACTCTCCGGAATGATGTTCTCAATATCGGCGCGGTAGGGCTCAATAGCCTCATGCATACCGACGTTCTGGTCTGGCTCCAGGCTCGGTCTCTTCTGCACAAAGCCAGGTGCTTGCGGCTTCTGTGGTTTTAAATGGTCCATAATCGCTCCAGGATTAGTTCTGACGCATCTTTGTGTCTCTGTAGGGTGATGACAGCTGAACACCGTTTAACACCGTTAGAAATGAAATTAGACATGTTTGCTGTAGGATCGCTTCCAGACCTCGATGTAGTCATGGGA